GATAATTTAATAAATATATATGCTAATCCTACATCAGAAGAACAAAGAAAGTTTGGTGTAGAAACAGTGGCTTTATATAAAAATAAAGTATACACAGACCCAATTAGAATAAAGGAGAGATATAAACATGAATAGATTTATTATAGAACAAACACCACAGGAGATTGCTAAATCTCTATGTGACCAACACGTAGTCAAGATGCCACTAGAAGAAGCACAGATGTTATGTACTGCCGTATGGCATCATAGACCTAGCTATGCAGAGGAGCATGACTTGTACAAACCAGTACATCAAAAACATCCTTGTACATTATGGGCACAACGTAATAGGTCAAACTATACATTTGCATGGCAGTTGTACAACGAAATGCTAAATGAATATACTAATAGGTATGGTAAAATTCATGGTGCTAGTAAACATAAAGATGTTCTATTACAAGCTAGGTGGCTTATGCCTTGGTCAAGAGCAGGTGGTATAACTAAACACCCACAATGTTTTAGTGGGCATGATGACTTGAAGACAGATGAGAGCTTTCCTATTGAAGCATATAGGAAATTCTACATAGTTGACAAGTCAAGATTCGCAAGGTATAAGTATACAAATAAACCAACATGGATGAAAGGAGAAGTAGCATGAAGATACACAGAGTAGTACAAATGCTAGGAGCAACAACTAGCACAGGTAAATTAGCAGAGGATATGTATGATTTAAACTACAAGACATACTATTCAGAAGCAGAGGGTAGAGATATTCCTATCTCACATATGGACTTTCAGCACATGGTCAGAGCATTTGTAAAACAGAATGATGAAGATGTTAGGGTTGATACCCAAGAAGGCAAGATCAAAGATACAGTATCTAAGGAAGCCTATCAAGTTATGTGGGATAACTGTGAGAAGTTAAAACAAGACATAGAAGAACTTCAAGAGATGTATGAGCAAGAAGTCAAGCACAAAGAGTTTTGGAAAAAAGCATACTGCGATGAAACAAACAAACTAGGCAAAGGCTATATCTTTAGTGAAATACCTAACGATACAGATGGTCAAGAGTTTGTTGACAAGATGAAGAAGTTCTTTAACAAGAAGACATACAAGATGCGAGTACGTGGACAACACATCAAGCCTGAGTTAAAAGGTACAGGTGCTACCTATTGGGGTCAGAACTTAGATGAATCCACACACATGAGAATATATATTGAAGCAAAGAAAAGCACTTGACTTCTGTTTCAATATCTTATACAACACAATTATCTATGTCGTTACTGACGACACAACCAACCAAAAGGAGAATATAATATGCCATTAGATATAGTACAAGACAAATTAATTAAACTAGATGATAACTTAAACTTTAAGGTAGCTTATGAACCTACTAAAATGAGAGACCATAAGTATGTAGTCAGAGAAGATACAGGAGAATACATGGGTATTGTCGGTAGTGGCTTCAAGTGTGCATCCCACCCTGCATTTTTTGATGCTATGGAAGATGTTATACAAGACAATCGTGACTTCAGAGATTTATATGGTGCAAAGGTTAAACTTAGAAGTGCTAGGAACAATGCATGGTCACTAGTAGATATTACACTACCTAATGTATCACATACTATAACAACATCTAAACATCAGACAGTTATTAATGAGAGAATTATAGGCTTACATGCCATAGATGGTTCTTGTTCTAATCAAGTACACTTTGGTGCTATAGATACTTTCTGTACCAATGGTCAGATCACAGGAGAGTATGACACAGTACGAAAGAAGAACACATCAGGATTTAACATAGATACTTTTATATGGGAACTAAAGAACTCTAAAAGTAACTTTGATGCTAGACAAAAATATCTACAGTCTATGGCTGATACACCTCTCAACGTAGATGGTAAGACATTACTTGAGAAGATAATTAAGTCAGAAAAGTTAGCTGATAAAATGTATAAGTTAGCCTGTGTAGAAATCTCTAAGAGAGGTAAGAATGTGTTTGCATTATACTCTGCCTTCACAAACTATGCATCTTATGCCGATGAGAGAAATGGATTTACTTTACGAAATACAGGCAAAGATACTGTTGCACAATCCATGTGGGCAAGAGAGCAAAAAGTATCACAATGGGTATCATCACCTGAATTTAAATCATTGATGGCAGCCTAAAATGAAGTTATCTAATTTAATAAATGACTATTATTTATCTTTTGATTTCAATAGCTTACGTAAAGAAACTAAAGCACAGTATCAATACTTTTTAGGCATCTTGAATGATACAAAAATAGATGGTAGTACAAAATTAGGTGGTCATAAATTAAGTGACATATCTAGTAAGCTTGCAAAGAGAGCTTATGAGCAATGGTGTGGCAGGGGTGTATCCCTTGCCAATCACATTGTATCAGTAGCTAGGGTTGTATATAACTATGCAATAGAAATGGAGACATACAACATGAATCCGTTTACAGGTATCAAAAAAAGAAAATCTGTATCTAGAAAAGTAGTGTGGTCAAAAGATGATGTTATCAGGTTTCTTGATACTGCCTACTCTGACTTTAGCACACGTAATATAGGACTCATAGGACAGATGGCATACGAATGGTGTCAAAGATTAGGTGATATGAGGGTAATTAAATGGTCTAATTTAGATTTAAACAAGGGTACTATGCATATAGAACAGTCTAAACGTAGAGCAGAGGTATTTTTACCCATATCAGATGAGTTACTTGGTATGTTAAAGCAACAGAATGAAGAGTTTGGGTTTCAAGAGTATGTAGCACCTCGTACAAAGGCTTTTAAGGGGGTCTACAGACCTTATTCTTTACATGAGCTACCTAAACTAGCTAGAAAGATTATGGACACTGCTGAGTTATCTAATGAGCTTAGACTATCAGACTTACGTAGAACAGGTACAGTTGAAATGGTAGATGCAGGTGTATCTATGGGTAATATTATGTCGGTTACAGGTCATGCAAACCCACAATCTGTAAAACCGTACATGAAGAACACACTCAAAAGTGCAAGCCTAGCCTTGAATACACGAAGGGGGTTGACGGATTAAAATTCCCATGCTACAAGGCATTGTCATTGCCCAATGGACTATATATAATAACATATATAATGAAAGGTATATAATATGATTAATATTAGAGAATATGTAACAGACTTAAATGTAAGTAATGGAGATACAAAGAGAATGAATTGCCCTAACTGTAATGGGTATAAAACATTTACTGTTACAAATAATATGGGTCGTCTTGTATGGAATTGTTACAAGGTTACGTGCAGTATAAGTGGTAATAGTAAAGTTAGATTAACTGTAGATGACATAAAAGGTACATTTAAAAAGACTAGGGAAGATGAAACTTTTGTACTGCCTGAGTATGTAGTGCCACACAGATATAGAAGAGAGGTTATGCAATTCTGTGAACTATGGGATTTAGATGTAGATACACTTGATCTTTACTACGATGTCAAAGACAAACGTGTTGTATTTCCTGTGTGTGACAGAGGTACTATCCTAGATGCTGTGGGTCGTTCAATTACAAAGCGACTGCCCAAATGGAAACGATATGGAAATAGTGACTTGCCTTTTACTTTTGGTTGTGGTAAAGTCGCAGTTGTTGTTGAGGATTGTGTCAGTGCTTCAGTGATAGGTAGTGATGAGTATGTTGGGGTAGCAGTGTTAGGTACATCATTATCAGAAGCACATAAAAAATATATGACACGATTCTCAACAGCTATAATAGCACTAGACCCTGATGCATTACCTAAGACACTATCTTTTGCTAAAGAACTAAGAGGATACGTAAATGACGTAAGAGTTATAAAACTAAATGATGATTTAAAATACCGTGATAAGAATGACATAATAAATTTAATGAACCTAACCCCAAAGGAGATATAACATGGAACTAGCACTACTAAGAAGTTTAATGGATAAAGAGTTTTATTCAGAACACAGAGGAGCAAAATGTCCTGACAGACTATTCAGCAAGGATGCTCGTAAAATAAAAAATGCAATAGATTCTGCGATGGACAGATACGAGAGAACAGTTACACCTGATGAGATTGAAGCACTGTTTATGTCTAGTAATCCTACGTTGACTACTGCACAGAAACAAGCCTACTCGTCTATGTTTGCACAGGTAAAGAAAGAAACACCTTTAGGTGGAGACATAGCACAAGAAGTATTATCAAAGTTGTTCCAACAAGTAGTTGGAGAAGACGTTGCTAACTTAGGCTTTGAGTATGTCAATGGATCACAGACAAGCCTAGAACCGTTGAGACGTTTGATTGAACAACACAATGATGACTTTACACCTGATTTAAACGTGGAGTGGGATGACATGGATATAGAAACATTATTATCAAAGAATGATTTAGAAGCGAGATGGCACTTCAATATACCTGCCTTGACTAGACAAGTTAGTGGAGTTAATGCAGGACACTTAATTGAGATAGGTGCAAGACCTAACACAGGTAAAACATCTTTTCATGCAAGTATGATTGCAGGACCTAATGGCTTGGCACATCAAGGTGCTAACTGCATTGTCTTATGTAACGAAGAGGGTAGCCACA